TTGAGGGATGGTGCGGAAGAAGTGCGAGCATATATAACACATGGCGTATTAAGCAACGGAGGGATGGAGAAAATCAACTCATCCAGTATGGCTGGGCTGACCATCACTGATTCAATTCCTCAATATGATAATCAAAAAGTAAAATTGATTTCAGTTGGTAAATTATTTGCAGAAGCAATTCGTAGAGTACATCACGATGAATCAATTTCAGTTTTATTTTAAAGGTTAATTATGAAAAAAATAATTTATGTTGACATTGATGGTACGATATCATATAATCCAGAGTTACCAGGGTTTGCAGATAGACATGCTGACTATAAGAAAGCAGAGCCACATCCAGATAGAATTGCACAGATTAATAAATTGTACGATGATGGACATGAGATACACTATTGGACTGCAAGAGGTACAGTGTCTAAAAAAGATTATACAACATTAACTACACAACAATTAAAAGATTGGGGAGCAAAATATCATGAACTTCATGTTGGTAATAAACCTCATTTTGATATGTACATTTGTGACAAGTCTTGGAATTCAGAATCATATTTTCAAAGATTAGAAAAAGGATTACCATAATATTTAATATATTTTGATGAAGATTTTGATTTTTGGTTTACCAGGAAGTGGTAAGACTACTTTTGCAAAAGAATTATCTTATCATTTTTTAGTACCACATTTTAATGCTGATGTATTAAGAGAATTTACTAATGATTGGGATTTTTCAATATCAGGAAGAAAGAGGCAATTAAACAGAATGAAATTGTTTGAATATGGTATTCTTGATTTTGTTTGTCCATATGAATCATACAGAAAAGAACTTAATGCAGATTTTCTTATATGGATGGATACAATAAAAAAATCAAAATATGAAGATACAAATAAAATTTTTGAAGAACCAAAACAATATGATATAAGGATTACAAAATGGATTGGACAAAACCAACTACACAAATGCTTGGAAGATTTCAACCCTGGCATCAAGGGCATACAGAACTTTTTAAAAGGGCCATTGAGAAAACTGGTCAAGTAATAATTCTTCTTAGAAATCAAGATGGTACAGAAAATGATCCATTTAATTTTGATCAAAGGTGTCAAAAAATAATTTTAGAATTGATGAAAAGTGGTTACTATGATGGTGAACATTTTTCTATTATACCAGTTCCAAATATAACTCACATTTCATATGGAAGAGATGTTGGTTATAAAATAGAACAAGAAAGTTTTGATAAAGAGATTGAAGAAATATCTTCATCAGATATAAGAAAGACAGATGGTATTTAAATTTAATCCAAATAAATATGATGTAGTGGAAATTGATTTGGATAATATGACAGAAACAGAATTAATATCATTAGCAAATAGATCTTATGATTTATATGAAGCATCAATGAGACTTGTTAGAGAATTAAGAAAAAATAGATATGATCTTGCAATAAAGATGGATAAAATTGAAAATGATTGGGGAATGATATAATGGGATTTCATGTGAGAGAAAACTATTTGTTTGTAGAAGAAGACTTCATTGGTCATTCTGGTGGTGAGTTGCATTGGAAGATTGAATGTGATGCACTATTTCCTAATGAATGGAAGTGTATTGCGAGAATGATCATGGAGCATGAGACACGACCATTTTGTGCCGCCATAGGTATACCAAGAGGTGGTGTAGAACTTGGTAGATATTTGAATGAATATTCTACAGGAAATTATGATGATCCCTATTTAATTTGTGATGATGTATTAACCACAGGTGGGTCAATGGATGAATTTACAAATTCATATTTTAGAAATAGAAAACCTAATTACTTTGGTTGGGTTGTTTTTGCTAGAAGTAAACCTCAACATTGGGTGAAAGCTTTATTCCAAATGCCTTGACATTGAATATTCTTTATGTTACAATAATAATAAACCTCAACATGGAGAACAATGGATAGAATTGAACATTTAATTTTAAAAAATCTTATCTATAATGAACCTTACGCTCGCAAGGTTCTTCCTTATTTACAGCCAGAATATTTTGAAGATCAATCTGAAAAAGTTTTATTTGAATATGTGAATAGCTTTATTTCAACATATAATAATTTACCATCTAGAGAAGCATTAACAATTAATCTTAATGAAGCAACAGGATTACATGAAGATGATTTTGAAAAATGTATTAAACTTTTAGGATTTTTAGAGGAAAATAAAGATGAAGAATCTGATATGGATTGGTTACTTAATACTACTGAAACCTTTTGTCAAGATAGAGCATTATATAATGCAATTATGGAAAGTGTTAATATCATCAGTCCTGGTAATAAAACTGATAAAACTAAAGGATCTATTCCTGAGATTCTTACAGATGCTTTGGGTGTTACTTTTGACCCCAATATTGGTCATGATTACATTGACAATAGTGCTGAGCGTTATGATTTCTACCATAAAGTTGAAGAAAGAATCCCATTTGATTTAGATTTTTTCAATAAGATAACTAAAGGTGGTTTACCAAATAAAACATTAAATATTGCATTAGCTGGAACTGGTGTGGGTAAATCATTATTCATGTGTCATGTTGCAGCAAACTCTTTAAATGAAGGAAAGAATGTATTGTATGTAACTATGGAAATGGCTGAAGAAAAGATTGCAATGAGAATAGATGCCAATCTTTTAAATGTTTCCATTGATGAAATACAAGAAATACCAAGAGATACCTTTGAAAGCAAAGTTGAGAAAATAAAAAACAAAGTTAAAGGTAAGTTAATTATAAAAGAATATCCTACTGCATCAGCAGGAGCACAACATTTTAGAAGTTTATTAAATGAACTTTCTTTGAAGAGAGATTTTAAACCAGACATCATTTTCATTGATTATTTGAATATTTGTATGTCTTCTAGAATTAAAGCAGGTGCTTATGTTAATTCTTATACTTATATTAAATCAATTGCTGAGGAATTGAGAGGCCTTGCGGTTGAATATAATGTACCTGTTGTATCCGCCACACAAACTACAAGAAGTGGATTTACTTCTACAGATATTGGATTAGAAGATACATCTGAATCTTTTGGTTTGCCCGCCACAGCAGATTTTATGTTTGCTATTATATCAACAGAAGAACTTGAAGAATTGGGTCAATTGTTGGTTAAGCAACTTAAAAATCGTTATAGTGATCCCACTTTTAATAAAAGGTTTATGATTGGAGTAGATAGAAAAAAGATGAGGTTATATGATCTTGAAGAAACTGCTCAAGCTGGTATCAATGATGTAGTTGATGGTAGTAAAAAAGTTAAGAAAACGGACGCTTATGATGACACTCCTGCATTTGATAAAGCCACTGATAATAAGTTTCAAAAGAAAGATTTTGGGAGTTTTAACTTCAACTAAATAGATGTAGTATGAAAAATCTACCAAGGAGTCTATTATGTGGTTTGAAGACAAAACAAAATTTAAAAATTTAGATGATGCGATTTTAAGAGTTATTAGCGGTCAATCTGAAGAACCATCAGAAGTTGTTTCTGATGAACCTATTCAACAAGGGGAGCCTTCATCAAATGATCAAGCAGTTCTTAAAGAAGAGGAAGTTGAACTTAATGAAAAAAGTAAATATGACTATCAAATCTACCATGATAGTTATTCTAGCGCTGTTCAGCATGCTGTTGATCATACAAAAAAAGCTCATGGATATGATGTTGATCAAGGCTCGTATGAAAGAGAAGTAACTTTTGGACAAAGAAAACCATCTGTAGGAAAAACAGTAATGAAAAAAATTGATTTACATAAAGATGGAAAACCGGCAAACAAGAGATTGCAAATTCAAATTCATGGGATGCCAAGTGGCAAATATGAACTTAATAAATATGTTGAAGATTACAATCCTAATATTTTTCTCAAAAAAGATGGTATTGTTGAAGCATCTAAAAATGTTTTAGATGAAGCAAATATGGATAGGGTTGGGAAAAATGATATTTTAAAATTTGCTAAACAAATGAATATTCCAGTAAAAGATGTTGTTCATTGGAAATATGGACATGGTACAGAATATATCATTACATTAAAGGGTGGTTCACAAGTAGAATATACCGATTGGGATGATATGGTAAAGATACCTAAATCAGCAAATCCAAATATGAAAGTAATGAGACAGTACCTTGCAAATAGAACAAGTATAGAAGGTGATAAAGGAAAAGTAGCTGATGTTAAATTAGGTAAAAATTATCTAATTAGAGGTTTGAAAGCCGGAATGTCAATGTTAGGAAAATGATAAAACACATTTAAATTATATACTAATCATAAGGAAATTTAGACATGAGTATTAGAAAAGCTTTAGAAAAAGTCCAAAATTATAATAAGGCAAGAATTGATTTTAATGAAAAATCATATGATCAATTGTCAGTTGATGAAGTTCATGAACTTATCAAATTGGCAGAGAATCTAGAAAAATATACAAATAATAAAAAACAATTAGTTGAATTGGATTCTAAGGTAACTAAATTGGAAGAAGTTTTAAAACAACTTGATAACATAACTTTTACTGAATTAGACAATTTAAAACAAGTTGTAAAATCTTCAAAATCTGCAGAAAATTTAACTGAAAAAATTAGAGATGAATTAACTGAAGCTATAGCACAAGTTAATACAAGAATGTCAACAATGGCAGGATCAGCAGGTTCTGGTGAAGTCTGGTTAAAGAATTTAGATGATGTTGATAGAAGTTCTGTTTATTCCGCAACTCATGGCCAAGCTTTAGTATATGATTCAACAATGGGTAAATGGAAAGCTGGTGCTGGTGGGGGAGGTTCTGTAGATTTATCTGCTGTTGATCAAGACATTATTCCTGATGGTGATGAAACAAGAGATTTAGGATCACCAACTCATAAATGGAAAGATTTATATCTTTCTGGTAGTACTTTAAGATTGGGTGATGTAGAATTTAAATCTACTGCAGAAGGTGATGTTGAAATCAAAAGAGCAGTCACTTCTGCTCATGGATCTGCTGGTGATAGAGTTAATCTTAAAGTTAATGAATTACAATCCGATGTTGCTGTTGCTTCCGGTGGCGGTGGTGGAGACATGCTTACTGTTGTTGGTAACAGTGTAAGATTTTCTGAGTCTGGAAAAACTCAAGAAGAATTGACTAAGGGAGGAACTACACCACACAGTTATATGTGGGAAAGTCCAGTTGTTGGTGGTACTAACACAATTGATGCAAAAGTCTTCTATGATAGACAATATCTTATGGCATACAATTATCTGACAATTGATAATCCATATGAACAATATGAATGGTATCAAGGAAGGACTCAATTTGTTGCAGTTTCAGGTCTTCCTGATGCATCTCAAGTATCAGGAGTTGGTTATTCTGCTACTCATGACGGATCTGCTTATACTTTTCATCATGGGACAGATCACCAGACAGGTAATTGGATACAAGATTATTTGTTAGCTCAAGGTTGGAAAAATTGGGGATATCAAGGAAGTCAAAGTTCTCAATATTATAGTCCCAACGAAATTGGTCACTTTACTTTTAAAGGTCAAATGTGGGATAATCCTGTTGAAGAAATTTCTACTAATATGACGCCAGACTATTCATATCTTTTGAACAATACCTTAGGCATGCATTCTTGGCCAACAGGCCCTACACCTACTCCAGGATCATTTAACTTGCCTGATGGAACAACACCAGTAACATATTATGGTGGTGCTGAAGGTCAGGGTACTTTAGGTCTTTATCCTACAGATAACCAAGGAAATCCAATAGAAAAGGGATTTTGGGATTCAGTAATGGCTGGAAATTTGAGCGATCCATATGTTGTTAGATGGGATTCTTATGTTTCGGCTTTCAAGCCGTCGTCATCTATGTTTGGGTTGGGTAAAACTATTAAAATTGTCTGGCCTGATATGATCAATGGTGTCAGTCACACAAGACAAGATGATCCAAATGATTCTTCAAGAATAGTCAATGTCTGGGATGGAACTACTTTTGTAGAATTTACTGGAATTCTTATCGGGGCCAAAGACTATGCTGATACCATGTATGGTCCCGGCACATACTATATGGTAGTTTTTCCTGATGAAACTGAGTATATGAAAGCTTTCACTCACACCCAGCCTGCCATTTCCGGAGCTTTTAACTTTGGTAGTTATCAGTATGGCACCATGAACCAATGGTATCAGTATTGTGACGGCCAAGGACAAGGAACTGCACCTTATACATTAGGGACAGATAATGATCGAGCACAGCTTCGATATTATTTTCAAATGGATTCCTCTTCATCTGTAAAAGTAAATTGGAATTCTCATTTTGATTCAGGTCAAAGAGGAAAAACTGCGATTGAATTTAGTCCAGAACATGGAGAGACTGCAGAAGCATCCGGTGTAAAAATGGGAATGTTACAACATCATAATATATTAGCTGGTGAAGATTTTACATATGAATTAGATTTTCTTATGGGTGGTTATATTCCAGGCCAAGGATTTAATTCAACAGATTCTTCTTCTGTTTTTGACATATCACGATACGAAACTCTCCCATCTAATATAAGATCTGGTGCAACATCTATGACATTTTTTGAACAAGGGGATTCATCATCCACTAATAGTTTAAAAGTAGCACATAATCAAGGAAAATTTCAAGTTACAATTAATGGGTCATTGATAATTGATGTAGCTAAAGATTGGCATGATGATCCAACTGCAGTATTCACAAGTAATGAATCATCGCCTGGTGCAGGGGATGGTTATTATGATGGATTATTTCCAAATAGATGGTATCATTTGGCATTAGTTAGATCAAATAACACAGTAACTTTATATTTGGATGGAACATCTATTGGATCAGCAGTTCATGGTGATGAATTATCATTTACAGATAATTCCGTTACAGATCTTATGATTGGTAATTTAACTACACCAACTTTAACAGATGGTTGGAGAGGGTCTATTGATGGTTTTAGAATATCAAACATGGCGAGATATAAATCTAATTTTACTAAACCTACATCTGATTATCAAGTTGATGATGATACAAAATTTCTTTTAGGTAAAGAAGAACACAATTCTAAATTATTTAAAGATAATTCTAATGAAAGTTATTTTCAAACAGCAGTAACAGAAGGTTCTATAATTGGACCTATTATGACTGATTATGATTCAACGACGTCTAGTTATTCAGCATCTTCTGGAAAAACTTTTGCTAGTAATATTACAAAACCTAACGCATCAGGAACAATGAATTTTGATTTTGCGAATTGGTATCCACAACATGGGGCTGGTCATAGTACAGTTTCAGGATTACCTGCTAATATATATGATTTTCTTACTGGACCAGGAACTACCGCAAATACCACATCAGGTTTTCCTTCTGATACAATTATATACAAACTTTCAATTGATTCACAGCAAGAGGGATCTTCTCATACACCAGATGCTACAGGAACTACTCATTATGGAGTTTCAAAAACCAATCATATTTTAAATAATCTTAAACAAAGTGAAATTTTTAGTCAT